GTTCTGCGTCTGACATTAATATCTTCGCCTTTTGTTTATTCGCGAATATCTGAGCGCCAGTTTTTAAAACTGTAGGTAGAAGTGAGAGTAATGGTCCCATTGATTATTTTATGATTGCTATGATAATAACAGCAACAACAATGCCTGCTGCTACTTTCCATTTAACAGGCGTGTCAGCCCATTTATCTTTTATAAGTTCGATCATGATGACCTCCTTTTTTCGTTTTTTATATTGTATACTTTTTTATTAATTTTACTACTTCATTTTAAATAAATTACCTATACCACTAGACATTGGTCCTGATTCCGGTGGTATTAGACCACCATTAGCAAGACGACGACCACCAAATAAATATTGATAGTTAGCGTTAGGGTCAATACTTCCATAACCTGTCAATGGATTATCTTCTATTGGAAGAGGTGTTATTGTTGGGTCATCAATAATTATTGGTTTTTGGTTATCAGGTCCTTGACCCATTCCTATATTATTGTTTGGTTCTCCAAAATCAAAACCAGCGTTAGTAAATCTTCTTCCTATCCTGCCAAAAAAACCTGGATTTTGAGGAGCATTTTCCATCTGTGTATTAAAATCTGTAGTGGCCATGTTACCTAATTCTTGCATGGTCATTTGTGGATCGCCTTGTGGTCCAAAATTATAAGAGGCTTCACCTGTAGGATCACCATAAGTTTGTTGGGCTATGCCAACTGGTGTGTCAACTTGGAAAGATCCATAATTTAAATCAGGACTAAATAATCTACTAACTTTTTCTGTAAAACTTGGATCATAACTAGGCATTGTAAAAGTATTGCCTATTTGTGTAGTAGTGTTTGCTGGAACAGTATTTTCTGTCGTGCCAACTACGTTTGGTGACTCTTCGTCTTGACCAAACATACTAGCCACAAAACCAAGACCAGGGATGCCGGCTAAAGCTCCCATAATTCCAAGTCCTAGTGAAGCAGGATTCATAGAAGATAAAGCATTGCCCATGTTTTCCATAAAACCAGGTGATTCTGTTATGTCTGTTTGGTTATTAATTGAATCCATTACATTTTGTAATGCACCCGGAGTTGTTACAGGATTTCCATCTCCATCTAGAACTGGTTCGTTGTCTTCTCCAAAACCTAAATAACCTGCTCTAGCAATATCACCTAATGCAGTATTTGCCGCTTCTTGGGATAACCCTGCAAGTGCCGTGTTTCCCAACATAGCATTTGATTGCCCTGGGCTTACGTTATTATTACCACCACCACCATTATTATTGTTATTGTTATTACTTGAACTCGAGTTAGAAGGTCCGCTACTAACTTGTCCAGCTGACATACCTTTTTGACCTGATCTGTGATCACCGTAAGCCATTAGTTACCCTCCTTGACCATAGCTTGCATGTTTTGTATTCCGCTTTTAGCTAGTGATACGCTTGCACGAAGTTTCTGATGTTTGTCATTTTCGTCAATTTTAGTTTCTGTAAGCTCTCTGTTTTGTAACATCTTAGCTCTTTCAAGATTTAATTTAGCTTCGCCCTCTTCTTCCTTACGCATTTCTTCGCGAGCTTGTAAATCTATCTCTCTATCTTTTAATTTTAGTAATGGGTCATTTTCTATTTGATTTAATACTTCTCTTTCAGCTTCTGCATAGTCTACCATAAACTCTGCTACTAATTGTGCCTTACGCGCCTCCATACCGACCTGTGCTTGCTGTCCTTGTTGTTGCATTTGCATAAATTGTGGATTTTGTTGTGCTTGTGGGCCCATTTGTTGCATCATAGCCTGCATTTGTTGCTCCATTTGCTTCATTTGTGCAATTTCTTCGGCAAATTCTATCTCAATTTGCTCTGCAGCCATTAAATTTATGTGTTCCATGCAATTTGTTTGCAATTTCATTAAACATTTTGGATTATTACGTGCCATAGTTGTGCCCATAAATTGTAAATGTGCTTTCATGTGCGCTTGATGGTCTTGTTTTGGAAATGCTTTAAATTTTTTACCTGCTAACGCCATAATATTTTCACTTGCCGGGTCCATAGGTTGCATTGGTGCTGGTGGTGGTAGTAAAATGTCTACATCTTTAACACCAAGTGCCTCATACATGTGTCTATAAGCATGATAAATGTTATGTAAGTCAGGATTTGACATTGCCATTTGTAATTCTGTTTGTGCAATTTGTATTCTTTGTGTTTGTGAAAATATATTTGGATCAGCAATTGGAATAATATCTACTTTTTCATCAAAGTCTTGTGCAAATATTTCACGTTGTCCACCGACAACGTCATATGGATATTGTTTTGGTAAGTAAGTTGCAAACGCTGTCGCCATTAACATAAACTCACATTTTAAACTTTGATATAAACGTTTGTGTATAGCAGACATGACCCGCGATCCGCGTTCCAATAACGCGACGGTTGTACCTACTGCTGCACTTTGATTACCATCGCCGACTTGCATATCCGCAATACTTGCAAAACGCTGTCCTGCCTGTACCACTACGCCCATTAGTTGTAGGAGCGTGGCGCTTGGTTCTTTAAACGGTAACGGCATGAACGCGTCCCGGAGATTACCACCAGGTGCGTCTACATCTCTAAACTCGCCTGGTTGTAAAGGTTGCGCTTCATCACGAACTCTAATCCCACGTTGTTTAAATCCAGATGGTAAATTAGATAATGTTCCTGCATCGAGTAATTGTCTTAGTGCTGCAGTTGCAGTTCTCGACAAACCACCGATCATATGAATTAAACCAAAACCATAAAAGCCAAGTCCCGGTAAAAATTTAAAATGCACAAAATAATCTTTGCGTCTTTTTAACTGATCTTGTGCGCCGTAGTTTCTTCTAATAGCTAATACTTCACCGGCTTCTTCATCAATAGTTACAATGTAAGGTAACTTAACACCAGTCTCTTCACCGGTTTGTACATTCTTGTCTTCAAAACCTTCTAGGTCTAATTCAACGTGACATTCTAATAGTGTATGCATTTCATTATATGCACCAGGACTAACGCCACCTAATTTATCTTTGCCTTCTTGTATATCAGTTGTGTTATCGCTAGACTCAACTAATTCTACGTCACGATAAAAACCACTAATTTGTTGTTTACGTAAATCGTTACCAGACATTTTTAAGACGTGTATAATTGTATCTGCATCTTCTAGTGATGTTGCTGTATATGGCACAACTAAATCTTCTGCTGGTACAAACTTAGAAACTGTACGTCCTAATACAGAATCAAAATAAACTTTTTTAAATGTAGAACCAGCAAGTGGTAAGTTAAATAACATTTGGTCAAACTCAGGTTCATACTCTTTCATCTCAGTCATGATTTGATAATTCATAAACTCTTTGACACGTTGTGATTGTTGTTCTTTCATCGGATCAACTTTACCCATAATCTGAGTTCTAACTGGTCCGCCTGCAGGTAATAATTCTTTGTATGCTAATGCTTGAAATTGTGTAACCGCTTCTGCAAGTACAGGGTGTGTCGCGCCACTTGCACCTTGAAATGGTTCTGATCTATTTTCGTATTTAAAACCTAACAGGTCTAAACCTTTTAGGTAACCATCTTCCCAATCAGAACGTGAAGATTTCATTTCATCGTAAGACTCTTGTAGTTCAGAAGCAACCGCGGTCATCGCTCCATCATCCATAAATTCTGCTAAGTTAGCTTCGTGTTGTTCGCCGCCTTCCATGCCGCCAGCATTTGGATCAAAATCTATTTCTGCTCCACCGTCGTCAGTCATCTCAACATTGACGTCACCGCCTTCTTGAAATTGTTGTGGCATTGCCACATCTACATCTTTATCTAAAATTTCTAAATCTTTAGGGATAGCGTCTATGTCTGTTTCTATAGCCATTAGTAATATGTCCTTTGTTGTTGTGGCATTGGCTCATCCTCATAGTCATCAGGATGTTCGACAAAACCACCTTGTCTAAATCTCATTACTGCTTGAGTCATGCTGTCCACTAAGTCATCATGCTCACCTAATGGAAATGCAGCGCATTCCTCAATTACTTCCTCTGCCCATTTAGTTTCAGGTGTCCATATTTGACCTGCCTCAAACAATGGTGCTACAGAGTTTATCCTAGTATGTTTATCATTTCCTTTACTAGGTGTAAAGTTAATAACAGGTATACCTAGTTTACGCATTTCATACGTTAAAGGCAAGCCCGAAGCTTTAGCCTCCACGATCACCGTTTCTGGCTTCCAATAGTCGTATTGTTCTTTAGCAACTCTACGTAGCTCAGGGAACTCGAATCTGTCTTTAACCATATCTACAAGAATTAACGCCGGACCGCTGTCCTCGCTTGGGTGAAATACACCCCATGTAGTAATAGCAGAATAGTCAGCAGTTTCTTTTTTCATAAACGCTGTATCATAACTTTGTATGACATGCTCTAGTGGTGGTAAATCTTCTTTTTCCCAAACCTTCCACCACTCGCGTTTTATAATACTACCTTCAGCTGCTGTCGGATTTTGTTGGTATTGTGCGTTCCATTTTAATATACTTACGGATGCTTTCACCGCTTCTAACTCTTCTAGCTTCCAATAACCGGGCCAAACCGGATTACCGCTTGGCAAGATTGCCGGGAATTCAATTACTTCCCATTGGTCTGCTTTTGGCTCTTTTTGTGCTTTCATTAATTTTCCCGTCAGGTCTGCGACATTCCAACGAGTCATCACCACTATTATTCTGCCGCCAGGTTGTAACCTCTGCCGAGGTCCAGATGTGTACCACTCATAAACCCTATCATAACTGGCCATGTTCATTGCGTCCTGTTCTGAGTGTGGATCATCAATAATTAATAGATCAGCACCACGACCGGTTATCGAACCGCCGACACCTGCAGCATAATATTCACCGCCTTGGTCCGTTTCCCATTTACCAGCGGCTTTTGAATCTTCACGCAATCTTGTGCCAAATATTTTTTGATAGTCTTCTGTGTCAATTAATGATTTTGCTTTACGACCAAACCGTACTGCAAGTTCTGCATTATTAGTTGCCTGTATTATTTTTAAATCTGGTTTGTTGCCAATCATCCATGCTGGCAAGAAGTTAGATGCAAATTCTGATTTTGTATGTCTTGGTGCCATGTTGATAATTAATCTTTTTAAATTACCCTTAGCTACACGGTTAAATTTTTCTGCCATTATCTTATGGTGTTCACCTTCTATAAATCCTGGCCACATGTGTTTTACAAAACTTAAGAAGTCATCGCGGACCGCCTGCTCTTTTTTCTTTTCGTCAAGCAATACCATTGTGCGTAGGTATTCTTTTTTAGTATCTTCAGGTAAATTATCTAATTGTTCTGGGGTTAGCATTTGAAAAAAATTTTTAAAAAATTTTGCACCTTTTTGTTTTTAGCAAAGTGAAAATGATTATAACTCATATTTAAGTCCAAATCAAACTATATACACGTATATAGGATCCCTACTATATAGAATCCGGGGGTGGGGGTGGGTGGGCCCGCAGGGCCACAAGATATGGTATGGTACCTCTATTGACACACTATATGTTGTGTCAAGTAAAATAATAAAAAGTTATCCACAGTGATATTTATGCAACACACAATATGTGGGAGGGTGGGCCCGCAGGGCCACAAGATGTTGTGTCAAGTAAAATAAAAAGTTATCCACAGAAAAAAAATAAAATAAATGTTGCATTAGTTATGGGATAGTATAAGAATATATATATTAATTAACTAACAGAAAGTATAACAATGATTAAATGTATAAGATGTGATTGCAATACTACACACGATTATATTGCACAAGTTGAGAGTGGTGATGTCTGTTTAGATTGCATTACTCAAGATGAAGATAACCAATTACAATGGGAACTGGCAGAAGCAAGACACGATCAGTTTCTAGAGGCACAAGGGGAGGGACAATAATATGTATGTATTATTAGAACAAAGAACATACTCTTATTTTGACAATACAAAAGATGTCAATGTGTATGTAGAATATAAATCAGACAATAAAGAAAATGTCGAGGCTATGAAGATTGTAAAAGAAGAAGAAGCAAGACTTCATCACCAAGACAACGACAAGAAAAGTATTGTCTATCAAATAGTCGAGTTGGTTAATTAATCTTGACGAGTGGGAATATATCTATATGATATATTCCCATAACCAATAGAAAGGATAATATGCCATACATAAATAAATTAGATAATAGATATCAATTATTATATCAAGAGGACAAGCCACTTGCCTTAGAGTGGATACAAACAGAACTAAGCAAGGCTTCACAATTCAAGATACATTTTTTTCATAATGGCAAAGAGGATATTGTAATACGCAAGGGCTTCTTTGATGAAAAATGTAGAGTGTGGGAAACAAAGCAAGGCAAAGTTGCAGTATGTTTTGTGTGCTTAGATAACAACGATCAAATCAAAGGTTATAGAACTGCAACCGATATAGAACATATCGAGGCTATGATACCTAATACAATGGAGGTAATAAACTAATGAGATATATAAGCAAAGATGGTTGGCTTGCGATTATTCTCGCATGCGCCTTTGTGTACTTTCCTGTACGCATGATAGCAAGTGTGTTTTTTGGAATATGAGTAAGTCAGCAAGATACTGTGTGAGTTGTGGTAAGAAGTTCTACCCCAACTCATACTCAGCATACCCTCAAGATGACTATTACTACAATGGAGAAGAAACTGTGAGGTTTATTGTACAACCAATGCACAAGCACTTTCATTCACAAAGCTGTATGAAAGAGTGGATTGCAAG